AATTTACATTCTGACACGCCAATTTAGTCGCTACCAACATTTAGGTCGCTACACAGTTTAACCACTGGTTCAACGTTTCAGAATATTGTTAAATTACACCAATTCAGAATTGAACAACACCCAATATTGAATGGTATTATAAAACAAACACAATATAACATAATATAATAAATTATAATAAACAAAAAACACACACATAAAACAAACAAACAAAAAACAAAACACTCAAACAACATACTTAGAAGAATAACCCGGCTGGGTCCACTTCTCAAGACAATGAGTTACAGAGGAATCATGCGTCTCGCCGGAACCCCCTTCAGGGTTGCCCGCCGTGTCACCCAAGGCTTTGGGGGCACCAAGAGAGCCATCCACCATGCCAGGCAATCAGCCGGCCGTGGTCTGCGTCACGTCCAGAGAGGACGCGGCAAAATACAGCAGACCTTTGAGATCCTGCTCAAGAGAGCAGCCGTCATTCTGAGGAGAATCTGGAATAAACCACCACAAATCCCCAAGAATATCAACGGTGTGAGGCGACTCAGAAAGATGATAACCAACCTCAACTCCGTGCAGCAGGCCATCAAAGGCCCAACGAAGCGTAAGAAGAAGAGTTCCGGAATGGGCACAGCAGGCTTGCTGACCCTCCTCATGATCTTCTTTGCCACCCAAGTGATCCCTGGAGGGACCTCCACATCACCAACACCTTCACCCACCACCCCAACAGACATCTCACCAATGGTGATAGCATGTGTCCGCAAGGACAAGACTTCCTCTATGGATCTACTACTGGTGAATGAGGAAGGACTTTTTGCAAAGATGGACAACACCAAAGATCCTGAACTTTTCATACGCAACAACCAAACCTATGGCATTGATCTCACAGAGTGTTCCACCGGCTTCCAGCCGGACACCAACTACTCATCACCAGAATTGAAATACGATGAACATGACTGTGCCCTGATCAGAGCAGGAGTGCTACCAACGGCAGCAGACACATGTTTCGGAACTACATCTCTGAGGCAGAGACACATCCATTCAACCCTCTATCAAGACCTTTCAAGGAAGACTAGAAACAGACGCGATCTGTCACGTGATACTATTCAGAAGTATGAGATACACACCAACCAGCCATCAGAAGGCTGGATGAAGACCCTATCAACATGGGAGACCAAAGTGCTATCAAACACAGACATAACCATAGCCCTTCTGGCCCTGGTTATGGCCTATTTTAAAGTACCCACTGTCCACCTGCTGCTGATCATCCTCTTTTCCAAGGTTTACCTCGGGGTAGCCGATTCGACCTCTTCAACCACTGAAATGAGCGGAAAAACACTCTGCTCTGACCCGGAAGAAATGTCAACCATGACTGGAGTAGCACACACCTCAGTCAGCCTCCGCATGGACTACAAGCATTGCTATCAGATCCAACCGGTAGGCATGGACACAATCACGGCCAGAATGAGCTACCCCTATATAGACAATGCACTCACAGGATACAAAATATCCTGGTTGGACATTAGTTCCAACTCAGTTTCATCCGACAGATGCCCAGGAGATGGAGAACCCGCCTGCCCAAAATCAGGACCATATTCCATCTGCGCTAGAGGATACCATGATCGTGGCTGGACCACTGGCTGCTTCCTCTTCGGACAAGGACCGGTATGTACTTGTGCTGAACTAGCCCTCAAACATCCGATACAGGTCTATACAATCGACCCAACAAAGATGGGAGCCCGCTTAACGGTCTCCTTTGGACGCACAGAAAATCAGAACTATTACAACATGGACACAAACACAGGAAGTTTCGACATCACAGACAAAGCCGACTCGTCCTCACGAGTCAGAGTAACATGCCAGCTACCACACGCAGAACTTGCCACCAAGTACCTGATAAAGATGGCACCAAATGATGGCGAATCATATCTCGTAGATAGATTGGCCTTTGAATCAATGAAACTCCCCTGGTCCGTATGGACCACGTCTATCCCAACCAGCCTTAGCAAGATTGAAGATGGCAACGTCCATGATGCCGAGACCTATATAACTTGGAGAGACACCACCCTCCATTACGTGAGATTTTCAGAAGCCCATAACGTCGAATCCATGGTCAAGAATTTCCTGGACAAGAACGGGAAGATAATCATAGCCGAGATGGCCAAAGGATCAGGAAGAGCCTCCCCAGGCACCAAGATGCCCTTAGACATTAGCCCCACAGACTGCAGTTTCATGCTTAATTCCCTTAAAATACACACCACCAGTGTGAAGGACTGTGCAGACACAACCAACTACGCATTCAAACTGATCGAAGGCAGCAGAATACTCACCACTCACGATGGAGTTGTCACCTTTAACTTAGATATGGCAGTTCCTAGCCAGTGCAGGTTAGTCGTCAAGGGACGTAGCCGCAGCCAAGTTGGCTCTGGATACACCTCCAACTACTGCACCCTTTTCGATCAGGCACACATAGTCACTTCAACCAAAGAAGTACTGAAAATGCACTGCCCACCCGGAGAGCATGAAATTAAACTAGGCAACAACAAGCATCAAGTGAATGTCCCCCAAATGGGTATCACAGGATGGCTTAGCAGATGGACCACTAACGTTCTGGAAGTCAAAGACAGAATAACCATAGATGGAGCAGTTAAGAGACCAGTACTAGACATGTTCAAGAACTTCTTTGCCAAAGGAGCAGGCTTCCTAGGAAGCCTTTTCGGAATGACATCAACAATCATGATGGCAGTGACGGGAGGAGCCATAGTATGGCTCGGAACCCTAATGACAGGTAACATGAAGAATCTCACAGTCATCATAGGACTTATCCTCATGGCCCCCTTAGTAATAACGGAGGTAGAAGCAGAGAAGTATGGTTGCGTGGCTGACACAGATGAATGGTCAATGGAATGTGGCAGTATCAAGGACGTCATGTTCGATTCATCAATCAAGCTGTATGTCCCTCAATTAGGAGACAGCTACAACATAGACTTAGACCTCATGGACGGCTTAACAATCCTTAGGATGCCAAACAGAGAACAAATCCAGAAAGCCGCCAAAGCCTTAGGCTCCGTACTCCACAAAGTCTACACAGATGAAGGAGAAGAATGCGCCACTGATGGTACAGACCATGACGTGAATGACACCACCTCTTGGGATCAAACCTCCCGTAAACTCAAAGATGATGGGAAACAAGGAGCACTAATCACCTGCCATAATTCAGAAAAACACTGCAAGAACTGCCGAGAAATCTTTTTGGAAGTCAATGAGGTAGACGATGTCGATGGATGGATGTATGACACCAAAGAGTTAGAAACCACCACCTCCACACCACCAGTCTACTATAAAGGCGAAGAAAGACCAGAATCTTACCTCAAAGACCTCACAGTGGACTGCCGTAGGGCAGGGAAACATTATAAATGTTCGGCCCACGGAGTTACCTGGTTTGGAACCATCCACACTGATGAAGAGAAGGAATACTGCCTGACACACAAAGTCGAAGGCACTGTCACCCAAATATTTGGAGCAAAAAGGAGAAGTTGGAGGAGCTGCGGAATCAGCTGCTCCTCTCTCTGCGAGAGAGTCAACACCACCACAAAAGGACACATCTGGCCCAAGAGATTTGGAGGACCAGAATGCAACTTCAACTGCTGGCCAATCACCAAAAAACAGAACGAAGAAGATGAGAAGAAAGAAATGTCAGCAGCCGAGAACGCCTATAGAGGCGGTATCATCCTACGCAAGGAAGCTAGCGAGAGACTCCTCAAGAGATCTCTCTATAAAGACAGAGCCCTGACCTTTAACTCCACCTGGTGCAAACAGAAGAAATGCAACACCACTGTAATCAAAGCCAACGATGGCGACGAGGAAATAGATGAAGGTTTTACCCCCGTAGACAAGGAAGAAGAACACGACCATGATGAAGATTTCATATCCGGAAAAACTAGCCTAGCCACAGCCATGCAAGAGAACGGCCACAACCAAGCCACAATTGATGCAGCCACTGGTTTCTACAAGATGCAGAGGGCCACCGGCACCAAAGCCGTTAACCAGCTCATCAATGAGCTAGTCAAAGCCTCAGGAGGTGAGAGAACAGCCAGCAATGACAATTTTATCAATTCTCCAGCAACATTGAAGAGTGAGATGGAGTTGCTTTCATACTCCCCCACCCGAATTGAAAAAGCCCTCAGGAGCTACAAGAAAGGAACAGAAGCGAAAGGCACCAAACAGATTAGGAACTTAATTAGAGAACTACTGACAGATGGAGAACAACCACTCACTAACGGTGCAAGCGAACTAACCACCACAGCCACTGTTGTTCTGGGTTTTCCTTAGCTTCATTCGCCTTTGAGCCCGCGACTGAAGCCTTTGAATGGCTCCTTAAGACTTTTTTGACACTAACAACCCTCATATTTAACCATGGGTTTCGTGTAAGACCGGTTGGAGCTAAGACCCAGATCACCATCTTCGCAACAGCACTACTCCACCACCTAACACCATTATCAATGGAACCAATCAGTCAATTTGGTTGGTATGCAGTACAGACTGCCATTGATAGTCCGACTAGGTTTATCATCAGCTTGCTCATCACACTCGAAGTCATACTTATCTTCATGTTCCCTAAACCGATTTACAACATGACACGATGGTATTGGTCTTCCTACAAAAAAGAGAGCATTATGCAGATGGTGGCAGGAGGAGCGATCTGTCTGGCCTTAGCACAAGCACCCAAGAACCTTTCCTACATCCTGTTCCCAGTGGCGGCCCTCTACATCCTCATGAGGAGGGGCGCTACTGTTCGAACACGGCACCTCACATCCCAACTGTTAGTACCCATAGACAAAGACGATGATCCACCGACAGGAGTCGGTACCATAACCCTTAAGGAAGGCAAGTTACAATATGATATGAGTAGCCTCCACGACCACAGGGTCGTGACGGATTCCACTAGGGTTTTCGTGGTGGTATTAATTGCCATTTTTGGCCTCCTAGACTACAGGGCTGGAATAGCCGCCCTCATCCTGGCCTTTGGTTACTTTAAGAATGCCAAAGCCGACCTGTTCGACACCTTCAACATTGCCGGACCCGAGAGAGTGGAGAAAGATACTTTCTCTGGCCCCGAAGGCATATATGAGGTATACAATAGGACACCATTAGGAGATGAACATCTTGGTTATGGTTACAACAAGAACAACATTTTTCACACCATGTACCACATTACAAAAGGACTGCCCCTAGAATTCGAAGATGAAGTGACCACCCCCTACGATTATAGTGATGAACTGGATTGGATCACCTACGGTGGCCCCTGGGCTTTCGCCAAACGGGAAGGCAGGGACCTCTTCGTCTATCTCCACAGGGAGCATAGACTTAGACCACTAAAAATCAGTTCAGAAGACGATAAAGTCTCACTGGGAACAACGAGGACCATAGCATTTGGCGACTCTGGCTCACCAGTACTAGCTAGAGACGCCGACGGAACACTGACACCCGTCTCATTAGCTGGACACACGGTACCACTACAGGATCCAACATATGAAGCCATGATTTTACCCACCCCTACTACAGGCATGGACCTTTCAAAATTTCAGAGGAAATTCGACACAAGAGGCCCAGGATGGAATCCAATAGTGTTAAGATGTGGAGCAGGAAAAACAAGACACGTTCTGAGAAGAGCCGTGGTTAGATCTACGGAAACAGGACGTAACTGTCTACTTTTAGCACCCACCAGGACGGTAGCAGGAGAAATGTATGAAGCATTAAAAGATTTAGATGTAGGGATTGATATCACAGGCAAGGTCGAAAGAAGAAACAAGAGAAACCTTATCATGTGCCACTCAACAGCAGTAAACCGCCTCCTCCACCATAGCCTCAACATCCACAACTACAAGAACGTCTTTGTGGACGAAGCACACATGCAAGACCCCATGACTATAGCATTGCTAGGTTTTCTCGAAGAAAGAACCAGAGACACCAGCAATGACATCCAGGTCTTTCCGATGACGGCCACCTGGTGGGACCACTATGAAACTGAAACTAATTTTCCAGTGATTGACACCAAACTTAACGATGAAAAAATGATCGTTGATGCAATAAAAGACTCACTTAGTAAGAATAGAAGAAGCATTACATTCGTCCCCACCATCAAGAAAGCTGAAGAACTCTACACCAGTGTAGGTGAAGGAGAAAGAATCATCCTCAATAGATATACCTACAGAAGTGAAATCAGCAAAATCAAAACAGATAAGGACAAGCCCATAGCCATCTTTGCAACCAATATAGCCGAGGTCGGCCTAAACGCCAATTTAGACGACGTTTTTGACCTCCAGCAACAGATAGTTTTTAAGGAGAGTGTGGCCGGTGTAATCACTAGAGAAACATCCGGCGCCTCCAAAGCATCCACTACACAGAGAAGGGGAAGAGTTGGAAGAGTCAGATCAGGCACTTATCAGTACTTAGACCAAGCCGCAACACACAACATCATGCATGACTCAGATATCATCCGTAAGGAGGCTGCCATAGTATTAAAAATGTTAGGAGTCGACAGTGAGAGCACCCGATTTTGCCAACTCCCCCAGATCCCACCCATCTCCCTATCAAAAAAGAAAGGCATAATGAGGTTGACCAACGATAATGATAACATAACAATCTACTTAGCCCACTACGTCACTGACGATTCAGGAATAGAAGTAGATTGGACGACCGGAGTACACCCTTGCTCATGTAACGATTGCAAAACAGCCAATAATAAGTTCATGATAGTAGACCCCAGATCACACTCATACATGATGCACAAGCAGAATGGAGAGCCACTCATCAAAGGCGACACCCGCATTTACGAACTCCGTGGATCCTCCACTATCACAGGTAGCATACTTCGCTACATTAAAGCGTCTGCCAACCCAACATCCAGACTAATGATGTCAGTATTCGCGGTGGAGGTGGATTGGACCTGGGCTGACCCTTACGTGACTAGTTTCAACCAAGGCTACATAGCCATCATTAAACAACTCCCCATATGGATAGGAGTCCACCTAAAAATAGAAAGGGTAGCAGCTGCTATCCTGTGGCTCCTGATTTGGAAGATCATAACATACATTTTTGGGGGAAGAAGCAATGACAGTAAAGTCGTCATAAACAATGGAAACATGAGTTCACTACCCGGCTTAGCCATATTAGCAACAGGCATTGCCCTACACTTCGTTGACAAATTCAACTCAGGTCATTTACCAGTAGCCCTAGTATCGGTGGGGTGCATCTACATCTTAGGTGTCCTCTACTACTCACAGAGACAGGTTAGCTATAAGACCACAGCGAGTGAGGCTGCTTTTTACCTCTTTGCCGTCTTTGCCACGCTAGTAGGACTATTCATCTATATACTTAGAAGCCACAGGGACGTTTTTGATGATTTTACATCACCCAGGAAACGCTACTACCACACGGAAGAAGACAAGAAAGAACATGAGCCCATAACTGAGGCTCCACCTCTTAGCATTAGCAAGGGATTTACCTTTTTCCTGGGGTTAGTGCCCCTCATCAACCTCCTGGCGGAGACAATGACACAGAGCAAAGGCCTACAAAACATGAATGTCAACACTCTACGTCATTCACTTAGCGGTGGTGCAGAAGTCAAACCCCCCGTACTTATCACCATCTTCACCGTCTTTGCCATGTTCCAGGGTTCCTCGCTCACAGACTGCATCGTCACACTTTGCCTCTCTGTCCTTTATTACCTTTTCTATTTCGGACACTCAGCACACGTTAACACCAAAAGTGCAGTCACAGCCAGCCCGGGAAACACCACCGGAGATTCACTAGGTTTCTCCAATGCACCCCTTAAAGAAGATGGGGTGATTAAGGTGTTTACCGGTCTGGTACTACTGACAGACGCCCTACTTAGACAGGAAATGACGGTGGCTCTAGCACTTAATGCTTTTTTCACACTGATACCCCTCTTCCTCTCTAAAGGAGAGGAACCCAGCTACGCATTCTACATGATAATCCAAGCCGGTTTAGAACAAGAACTTCTCCTGGTCATAGGCTCCGTAGCAACAGCCCTCTTTTGCAGATCCATAAGCCGGACCAGAAAAACAGGGGGAGCCGTGCTATCCATGAGTTTTAACTCAGTCGTTGGACGACATAAAAATCTCGAACCAGGTTTCCAAGACTACAAGACGAGAATGAACGGACTTGGCAAGAACACCTTCTACAACCTGAGAAAACACATGGTCCCCGTACACGACAAGGGGACAGTATGCTCCAGAGGCTACCACAAAATGAATGAACTCCTCAGATACCACGATTTAGAAATTAGCGGAAAAATCTTAGAATTAGGATGTGGTTCTGGTGGCTTTACCCAAAGAATGGTATTAGAGAAAAAAGTCGATAGAATTGACGCCATCTCTTGGGGACCAGATAAGAAAGACCACAATCTGTTTGAACTATTCAAAAAATCAACACCAGGCCATGGAAAAGTTAGGTACTCAGTAGGAGAAGCATTCACCAACAGGGATTTTGAGAACTACGACTGGGTCGTGATGGACATAGGAGAACAAAGTCCAGACATGGCCCGGGAGAGGACCAGAGACCTGTGGAGGTTAGACTGGATCACCAAGAAAGTCATCCCCCATGCTAAAGTCATCATGAAGATCTTGTCCCCTACAGATATAGACGTCCTAAGAGCCATACCACCAGGTTACAGGATCGTTAGACTATATCATTCTTGGAACTCAAATTTTGAAATGTACATGATCCCGGGCGACCCCTCAGATAACATCACTAGGATGAACCAGCTCCTCAAAAACCTTAACATCAGGCTCCAGCAAACACTGGAAGGAGAACATGTGGAGTTAGGGGCAGAACAAGTAAAACTGCCTTCAGTCGTGGAGAAAATAGGCACTAACCTTGGAAGAGAATATGAGGATTGGTGCCTGGCAGAGAGATTAGAACAACTCCCTGCCCTCACACAGGTCGAAAGGCCTAAATTGGACCACTTTCAGTATCTGGCCAGTTTCTTCACTGAGGCCCGCAAGCTACCTGGCACATGCTCTAACCCCATTATCATGACCTTCTGGAATGGACTCACCAAACTTATTCCTGGGGCTGGGGGATTCACCATGACAGACACCACACACGATGGTAGTTACAAGATGTTCCAAAAGAAGATGGATAACCCACCAAGCACCGATCAAACCTACATCCCTGAACTCCATAGAGTTTTTGACAAGATGAGTGACTTTCTCTTTAAAAGAAACAAACCAAGAAGACTCACCAGAGAGGAAATCATCCAAATAGTTAGGAACGACGCAGCCGTCGGAAACATACATCCAGACATCATTTGGCCAACAGCACTGGAAGCCCTAGAATCAGAAAGTTTCTGGAAAGTAGTTGAGGAAGAAACACACCTCCATTCCCAAGGAAAATGCCGCTATGGCATATTCAACACCATGGGCAAGAGGGAAAAGAAGGACACAGACGGTGAAAGAAGTGGCTCACGCATAATATGCTACCTACCACTTGTGGAAAGAGTCATTGAGATGGACGTCCTAGGTTTCCTCAATAAAGATCACATCGCAGGACCGGAAAGTCTGCCATGTGGGGTGTCAGGAGTTAGTCCCTATCATTACCCAGACATATTTTCGAAGAAAGCAGGACTAGATCCAGAAACAGGAGACATGACCAAAGCAGTCATCCAAGATGACACAGCAGCCTGGGACACCAGAGTAAGAAAAGATGTCCTGCACATGGAACGCGACTTCATCCTTAAACACACCACAGACCCCTACCACGTCAACCTCATAAAAACACAGTACAAAATCTACGGCGAACCGATCCTTACGATCACCAGACCCTTCACCGTTGACAGGTCGGTAGTTGACGTCCTCCAAGGCTACGGACAGAGATGTTCTGGCACAGTAGTCACCTACGCCATGAACACCATCACAAATGCATGTGTCCAGACACTCAGGTTCTGGGAGGCCATGGACGTAGACTTGGAGGAAGTCCTAAATGACATGCCCCACATCCTCAACAGTATGATGATCAGTGGAGACGACATGCTCTTCATGGTAGAACCATGGCTAGCCAAAAAACTCAGTTCATCTCTCAAAGTCATCAATTCACTCGGCTTCCCTCGCAAAGGACTCACAACATGGCAGGAATCACCCATAATCACCCAGTTTGATAAAGTCTACTTCTGCAGTCATAAGTTCACCATCGCCAGAGTGGCCGGTGAAAGACGAGCATTCTTAGACAAAGACCTTTTCGAGATCATCGGGAAAACCCAACTCGTTCTGGGAGGACTACACAGCCCACACGAGATAGCCGGACACGCAAAAAGCGTAGCCATCTACATGTTCGTCACCTTCTTCCACAACAGAGCCGTGAGAAAGGTGGCATTGGCCATCCTATCAGCACTGCCCGACGAACTGGTGCCCATGGGGAATGTCGCCAACCCCTTCTTTCTGGATCACTCCTGGATCAGCAATGAAGACCTAATCACTATCTTCAACAATGTCCACGGCACACATGCCAGGAGCTACACTGACATTGGTTACACGTACAAAACGTTGGCCAAGATCAGAGGAGACCCATTGGATCATGAAGAACGGACCACATGGAACAAAGACCTCAAGAGAAAAATCGAGTCGATCTCCACCCACTACAACAGTGGTATAACAAATGGGAGTTTCTGGCACGAGCAACTCCGAACAAACGTTAGTTACCACAGCCTATTCTAGGACTGTAGCACCACTTAGTTTAGATAAGAAAACAAACAAAAAACCTTACTATAAAAAATAAAAAATAAGAAAATACTTGCTATGAAATAACTTAGATTTAGAAAATGTATTAACTTAGATTTAGAGAATGTATTCATTTACTGTTTAGTTAGGACCAAGAGGACTGCTACTCTAAGACGTGAGGTCGTTAAATAACATCGACCAAGTACGAACACTTACAACTAGTGGTCGGAAGATAACAAAAAGCCGTAACCTATCTCCGGTTTTTCAATAAATAGAGTAGAAAGAAAAGAACCCTGAATCCCCCGCGTGATCAGGTTTAAATAAAAGCAACGTGGAAAAATTATTAGCTTAATGAAAATGTTTATTAAAATTACGCTTATATTATGTAAATATTATTGTTTTATAAAATGTTGTACTAAATGTAAATGACATGTATATAGTCACCTTACCACTCCAGTATTACACAAACACCATTACAGTATCGGGCGAGTTGTTACATTCTTATGTTCATGGAACTAGAATTGGTGTATTCCTACCAAGCTGTAGGTTTAACGGAAACACTAATTTTGGAACTACTTAATATACAGAAGTAGAAACAAGCCCCCC